AGTCAAGCCTGTTTAATTGGAGAGAGAGTTAAACAGGCTTTTTTTATTCTTAAAATTCGCCGGACGTATTACGGCAAACAAAGCCCCTCGCATTCTAGATGTTGAGGGGTTTTTCTTTTCTTATTGGTGGTACCCATGACAGACAAAGTACAAGCTAAACAAGACTTAGAATTTTGCAGTGCTGAGCTGTCTAAGTATCAGAATCTCAGCAGATCTGGATTGACGCGTCATCAAATGATAGTAATCGATGAAATTATAATTAAGCTGAAAGAACGCATTAATAATTTACGGTTCACTTTGTATGGATGAAAAGGCTTATAAACTTTTCACCCAAAAAATCCCGCCAAAAAAGAAATCGCGTGTCAGACCCCTACCCAAAGCTGGTGAAAAATACTTAGAAGCATTCGATCGATTAAAAGAAATCTTGGATCGGATGGAAATCAAATACGAAGAATATTTTCACTTTAAAAGTACGAAGCACTGGCGTTTTGATTTACACCTGGTTGGCTATCTCACATTAATTGAAATTGCTGGTGGGCCTTGGTCTGGTGGACGGAAGGGTAAGCTGGCCACAAAAGCTTGGAGCATAGATCGCTATGACCATGCTGAAGAAATGGGTTACCGCTATCACCGTTTTGAAACCGGCGATATAAACATGGGTCGAGCTACGGCGTGGTTAAGAAATTTAAAGGCATCACATGGAACAACAATTCAGACCATTCCCGCCGACGGAGCTGATTGATCAGGCTGAGGAAGAGGAAGCTATTCGCTTGGCACCTGCGCCAGAGCTTAAAGAATGGGTCGTGAATAACTGGCTTACTTTAGGTGGTGAGTTACATAACCCTGATCATGATCATATTGCTGAATTACTGCATGACAATGAAGAGTTCCTTGCATTCGCCTGGGCTTCATCTGCCGCCGTAGCGAAAAAACGTATGGTGTTAGGCCAATGTGAAAAGGTCATGTTTAACGTGGGCGGCTGGAAGAAAGCACGCCAAGAACAACAGATGCGGGATTGGTTCGGCTTTGTGCCTCAATACTTGATTACTGTGGATGCCACATTCTGTGAACAGGCTTCGGATCGTGAGTTCTGCCGCTTGATTGAACATGAGTTGTATCACATTGGTGTAGAGCGTGATGAAGATGGCGAGATCATTTATAGCGATATGACCGGACTGCCTAAGCATTACCTGGCTGGCCATGACGTTGAAGTGTTCTTTGGTGAAACTAAGCGATGGGGAGCAGATGAGTCAGTAAAAAGACTTTTGGAAATCTCCAAAAATGCGCCGTTTGTATCTGAAAAAAGTATGGCTGCGTGTTGTGGGAACTGTGTCATCGGTTAATTTTTTTGCCCACTTTCCTTGATGTACCTTGATGGATGGTGATTTATGGCAAGACTTAAAAAACACGAAAAAGTATTTATAGTTCGAGCACTTGCCCAGTTTATGACCCCCACTCAAGTAGTAGAAGACATCAAGGTAAAATTAGGAGTTGATGTTTCCCCACAACAAGTGGAGACATATGATCCTACCAAAGTTGCAGGTGCTGACTTATCACAGGAATTTGTAGATCTATTTAATGAAGCACGTAAGCAATACATTGCCCAGCCGATCTATAACATTGAAGGTGCTAACGATATTGTGCAGCTTCAGATACTGAGTGATTTGCTGGTTTCAAAAAAAGGTAACGTGGTGATGGCAATCAAACTGATTGATCAGATGCAGAAGATTGTCAAAGGCCACTATGAAAAGAAAATAGAGATTACCGGTAAAGACGGTGGACCTATTCAGCAAGAAACTAAATCAACGCATCAATTCACACCAGATGAGCTTAACGGACTATCCGCGCAAGAGCTTTCGCGTTTAGCAATTAATGGCAAGTTATGACTTACGCAATCGAAGATATAGCGCCACTAATTAAAGAGTGGACGATCAATACGCGTCTGCCTGAAATCATTGAAGAAATGAAACGGCGCTATTACTACCGGATGCTAATAGAGCAGAATGAGCTGAGTGTTCAAGCTGAAATCTACAAATGCAAGAATGATCCGGCTCACTGGTTTAATCACTGGGTATGGACTTATGACCCACGTGGTATGCCCTTTGGGTTGCCGGCCAATATTCCTTTTGTTTTACGTCCTGGTCAGGTTGAACTCGTTGATTGGTTAATTGAACGAGAAAGTACCCAGACCCATGGCTTGATTGAAAAGAGCCGTGATGAAGGGATGTCCTATGTGGTGTTGGGCTTCTATCTGCACCGGTGGTTATTTGTTGAAGGCTTTGCGGGTGGCGTCGGTAGTCGTAAAGAAGATCTGGTGGATAAGAAAGGCGATCCGAAAACGTTACTGCACAAATTCAGGGATATGTTTTCCAAGCTGCCAGACTGGATGAAGCCTAAGGGCTTTGTCGAGAAAGTGCATGACAACTACATGCGAATCATTAACCCGGACAACGGCGCAACGGTTACGGGTGAGGCTGGTGACAACATTGGCCGTGGTGGTCGTACCACAATGTACTTTCTGGATGAATGGGCATTTGTAGAGAGACAAGAAGCTGTAGACGCCGCAATCTCTCAAAACACCAACGTACACATCAAGGGATCCACTCCTAACGGTATTGGGGATAAGTTTCACCAGGATCGTTTTAGTGGACGTTACGCCGTATTCACAATGGCATGGCGTGATAACCCAGATAAGAATTGGCAGGTCGAATTTAATGGCAAAGTAATTTATCCCTGGTATGAAAAACAATTGGCCACACTTGACGATATTGTTTTAGCTCAAGAGGTTGATATTGATTATGCCGCATCGGTGGAAGGTGTATTAATTCCATCAGCATGGGTGCAAGCTGCAGTCGATGCTCATCTTAATTTGAATATCCAGCCGTCAGGCGAACGTATGGGTGCACTTGATGTAGCGGATGAGGGTAAGGATAAAAACTCTTTTGCTGCACGTCATGGCATCGTACTGCAGTATTTGGATACCTGGTCTGGTGTTGGTGATGACATTTTTGGCACGACTCAGAAAGCTATTGATGCTTGTCTTGATCTACGTTTAAACTCGTTTTATTACGATGCCGATGGTCTTGGTGCTGGTGTACGTGGTGATGCCCGAGTCATTAATGAGCAAAACAGATCCAAAGGTATTCCGGAGATTGAAGCAAATCCATTCCGTGGCTCAGGCGCGGTACACAACCCTGAGCAGGAAATGGTGGAGGCGCGTAAAAACGTAGACTTCTTTGCCAATCTTAAAGCTCAGATGTGGTGGTCATTGCGTATCAGATTCCAGAATACTTATCGAGCCTTACAGGGTATGCAATATAACCCAGACAATCTTATTTCGCTCTCTGCCAAAGACATAAACAAGCATGAGCTTGAACAGCTCAAGCGAGAGTTATCACAACCCACTTATACAAAAAATGGTGCAGGCAAAATCCTAGTCAATAAGCAACCGGACGGGGCCTTGTCTCCAAACCGAGCGGACGGCGTCATGATTTGCTTTAGTGATATTCGAGAGCGAAAACGGAAAAAACCTGCAGGTGCAGGTAGTCGAACCTATTAAAAGGAAAACATATGGCAAAGTCTAAAAAGGACAAAGCGTCAAAGAAGGCTTTGTCTTACGGCAATTTATACACTCAAGAAGCGGTCACTCAGTTTCTGGTGAACTTTGGCAAGCAACCGGATACTGATGAAGTACTGCGCAAAGCAGGTATTACACGCCACAGATTGCGTGTACTGCTTGATGATGACGAGATTGCCCAAGTAGTTGAAACACGGATTGATGCACTTTTAGCAACGCCGTTGCGAATTGAACCAAATGATACAGATGAAGCGGAAAAGCTGAATCTCATCCTGAAAGAATGGTTCCATGAAATTGCGACTGCTGCCATGAGTGCACTGTTCTTCGGGTACTCGGTTCAGGAAGCTGTATATGAGCTAAAGTCGGAAGGTTATATTGGTTTGCAATGGATTGGTGAAAAACCGATGCAATGGTTTGAGCCTAAGAATGATGGTCGGTTAATCTATCGTCAGGATGGAAACAATGCAGAGCATGAGGTAGATCAAGCATTCAAATTCTTCTTAACACGCCGTAAAGCCACATACGAACAGCCATATGGTAAAGCGCTATTAGCCACGCTGTATTGGTTATTCTTCTTTAAGCAGAATGGCTTCAAATTCTGGGCGAAATTCCTCGAACGTTTTGGAACACCAATCTTACTGGGTAAGTGCAAAGATACTGAAACTGATGATATGAGCAAAGCCTTGTTAACTGCTCATGCTCAAAGCGTATTGTCGATTGATGCAGATGATGATGTTCAGATTCTTTCCGCACCAGGAACAAACGGTTCAGCAGGTGCAGCGTTTGAGGCATTTAATAATCAGCTGATACGCCAGATCCAGAAAGTTGTACTAGGGCAGACACTTACCAGCGGGACTGATGGGAAGGGAAGCTACAGTCTTGGTCAAGTGCATGAAAATGTACGAATGGATAAGCTTAAATCTGATATTAGGCTTGTCACACCGACTTTACAGGCTGTGGTCAATGCTCTATGCGCTTTAAACGGTTGGGGTGATTATGAAGTAATGCTTGGTGAAAAGCCAAAACCGCTGAATAAGGATCAGGCTGAGCGTGATGTTCATTTAAAGAATGCTGGGGCCAACCTTTCTAAAGATTATTTTATTCGTGAGTACGGACTGCAGGATGGGGATCTGGTTGAGCAAACACAAACTGCCTTCAATCAATTCTCTGCAGTACCGCGCCAGGCATTCAACTTTAAGGCATCAGCAAACAAGCTTTCACCTGAACAACAGGAAGTTGAAGAACTGACTGATGGCCAGGATGAATTGCAGCTACTGAAACCGGATCAGGTCAAGGAATTAGTATTCAAGTCTGATAGTCCTGAAAGTCTGGCTTATAACCTGATGCAATTAATACCTGGTGCAACTCAGACACAGTTCACAGCTAATCTGGATCAGGCTTTATATGCTGCAGATGTGTTGGGATATGTGACGGCTCAAAACGGGAAGTAAGCTATGCAACCAATCGCGTTTCTTGAGGCACTTCGGTACGCTCACAGCAAAAAGATCGTGCTACCTGATGAATTTTACTCAATGGATCTAAAGACTCGGCAGATGGCAACTACGGTTAGCTTTCTATCGAGTCTTGAGCAGGTTGAAACAGTCATTAAGGCCGTGAATAAATCGATTGCAGACGGCGGTACTTTCAAGGACTTCCAGAAGCTCATTGAAGAATCTGAAATCATTCTGCCAAAGCACTATCTGGACAATGTTTTTCGTACCAATATTCAGAGTGCATACGGTCATGGTCGGTGGCAGCAGCAGCAACGGAATAAAGCTAAACGACAATACCTGATGTACTCAGCTATCGATGATAGTCGCGTACGTCCTGCTCATTTAGCTTTGAATCGTATCGTATTGCCGATTGATCATCCATTCTGGCTGACACATTATCCACCTTTAGGCTTTCGTTGCCGGTGCACCGTGATTGCCTTAACTGAGAAACAGGCACTGAAATACGGCATTACACCTGATGATAAGTTGCCAGAAGTGGCCGAAGCTTTAGATTGGTCATCACATCCATTGCAGTTTGGTGAACTTGAGTCTTTGGTTGATAAAAAAATCAGTGCATCGAGTTTAGATAAGGAATATCTCCTCGAGCAGAAAGAGGTCATCAGGGCAGAATGGACGGCGAGTAAAAAGCTCACCAGTCTGTTTGCTCCGATGAATGATAAGACTCGGGACTTATTCGATACGGTGGCCAATACAGTAATGCCACTTGATCCAAGCATTCGGCCAAGTGCGATTCGCACTTTTCTTGATTATGTACAAGGAAATGATTCAGCGCTGAACAGTTATTTAAACTCCGCCACAGACTCACTGGCTGATGATGTGCTTAAACGCTGGCTGAGTACTGATATGGCAGCTATTCAAGCTGTGGCAAGCAATACGGCTTCAACCGTGGCGGGTGCTGCGACACTTCAGCAGGTAGCAACGTATCAAGTTGGTCAAACAGTTCAATTGAATGCGCCGTTGCTGATGGCTGAAAGTGGTGGTGACATCGTAATTAAGATTGAAAATGCTAAAGGCTTAGGTATCGATCTGGATATGCTGAATGCTGGAAACGGCGTGCTGATGCCGATGGGATTGTCATTTGAAGTAGTTTCGATCGAAACAGTTGAAGGACAGATGGTTTATACACTAACTATTTTGAAAAGTTAAGTTTTACTTGGATATAATGGTTTAGGATTCATATCATTATAGTGATTAAAAATGAGTATAACGCAAACGTTTTCAGTAAGAACTTACGTTGGAGAATATCTTGTCTTTAAATCGGAAACGCTTCACTTACCAGATTTAAAAACAGGCGTAAAAATCAATATATCTGAGCTAACACTCGAATTTGTATTTGAGGGGGATGATAATGCAGATAAGCCTATAATATCCCATACACAACCTTCTGATTTACATATTAAATTAGTGTTAAAAAATTTTAACAACCCTCTTGGTACAGGTATTCTTGAGCCAACTAAATTTGGTACTTTAAGAAACAAGGAAGTTTACTTCACCTTTGTTACACATTTAATCGGGGATAAGAGGAGCTTTACATATACTTTATTGACTCGTGGAGAGTAATTCATGAGTGACAATACAAAAATTGAATTTAAACTCAATACTAATCCTAGTTCTGAAGAGAATAGTGAAAGAACCACAGCCCCTTTGATAGGGAAAATCACAGAGCACATAGGGCGCGGAGATGATGCAAAGCATTCAATAATATGGTCAACTATAAAATATTCTTTCGTATCTGCTGGAACTATAAGCATATTATTAGCAATTGGCTTACTTATAGTTTATGCAAATGAAGCAAATGAGCAAATTGAACCTTTGCAAAGATTTATTATGAGTGTTTGGACGGTATTTACTCCAATTATCACTCTGGCATTAGGATATGCATTTGGTAAAGATAAGAGTTAATCCTAATTAAAAGTTTATATCAAGGCGCCTTATAGGTGCCTTTTTTTATGGAGCATGAAAAATGCCAGATCCAAATGAAGAGCGATTGAAGTATCTATTCAATGCTGCGGCAATTGAAGTCCCGAAAGCTGAAGAGGGACAAAAACGAAAATTTAAAGGCACTGCTTATGCGGGTGGTCGAGTAGATGGTCACTGGTACTGGGGGCGCTCTGGTGTGGTTTTTGATCTTGAGGGGATCGAGATTGATAAGCCGACAGCCTTACTTGAAGAACACTTCGGCTCAAGTCGAATTGGTGTCGTTCAAACCGTGGATACAAACGGAAAGATTGATGTATCAGGTGATTTCCTTACAAACGCCAAAGCACAGGAAATTGTCCAGGACTCTGATGACGGTTTCCCGTTCCAGATGTCGATGATGATTGATCCGGGATCGATTGAAGAAGTGTCTCAAGGCAAAACGGTCACTGTAAATGGTCAGTCGTTTGAAGGCCCAATCACCATCTTCCGTCAAAACCGTATTCGTGAATTTACGATCTGCTCGACTGGTGCTGATCGCAACACATCAATTAAAGCCTTCTCGGGCAAAGCCAATCCAAACCCAACCAAAGAGGACACCAACGTGACCGAATTAGAAAAAGCACAACAGGCCAAAGAGCAAGCAGAACGTGAGCGTGATGATGCCCTGACTGAACTTAAGCAATTCAAAGCGCAAAAGCGTGCTGATGATATTGCTGCTTTAGAAACTGAACTGAAGACACAGTTTAGTGCGGAAGATAAAACCGCTTATACCAATATGGACGATTCAGTTTTTGCCTTCACGGCTAAGCAACTTCGTCAGTTCTCGGCAGGTAATCAACAACCGCCAGCTGAACAACAGCAACAACAAACACCAGGTGTA